AATGCTCAATTAACTTTAGATTTACATCTGGATCAATAGAAATTTTTGTAAAATGATAAGGGATAAAACTAAGCCGCCTTAGACCTAGCACCCCTAGAGCATTTACCTCTCCCCTATTCAATGCCATAATGTACCTACTTTATTTATAATATGCAACCTGACCGAATGGCGGAATAATGGAATCGTTTCCGTGAATAATAAACAATGTATCGCAATAGTCCTCATCACCCCAACTGTTCCAGGGATAGCCATCTGTGAACATAATAAATCTCTTAGGTAGGATATCATTGTCTTTCATAAATCTCCAATTGCAATCAAAATCGGTGCCACCGCCGCCGGCTACTTTATAAGTCAGAATTTCATCAGCAGTATCACTACTAAACTGTGCATAGTTGTATACCTGAGTGTCAAAACACCAGAGATCCAATTTAAAATCTGAGTACTCGTCCATGATTCCTTTGATTTCAGTGAGCATGTCTTTGCCCATTGCATCTGTGATACTACCGCTCATGTCTAACCCAACACAGACATCGATAGTTTCTTCGTTTACCAACCCTGGTAAAATTGCTCCCGAATGTTGACTTTTTCTATTTGGTCTTATAAAACTGAAATTGCTTTTTAGAATGCTCTGCACACTCATTCTAAGCAATTGTCGCCAATCCATTTTTGGCTCAGTGAGATCCTTAATCATTCGAGCAATACCTGCAGGGATTTTATCAGCACCTACAGATTGTGCTGATGACAGAATTGCTTCTCTAATCTCATCTCGAATCTTCTTTCTCTCTTCGGCAGTAATTTTTGGTCGATTAGGATTGGATTCGTCCTCTCCATCTTTTCCCGGTCCGGTTCCGTTATCATTATCGTCTAAATGATCATCTAGTAGTTCTCCTAAGAGACCGATATCAATTTTGTCTGCTTTTTGATAAAGTTCATCGTAGATTTCTTCGTAACTTTTACCACGATATTGATCGTCTTGATAAATTTGAATACATTTAGGAATTGATCCGATTCTTTCATCTTTAAGAATTTGATTAGCTGCATAATCTGCAGCGATATTTGACAACATGGAATCTCGATTCTCTCGACGGCCTAGATGGTCTAGAGCAACATGTAGGATCTCATGTCCGACACCAAATTCAATTTCTTTAATAGATAACTCGTTAACAAAGGAATTGTTATAGTAGAATTTTCTACCGTCAGTTGCTAAAGTAGTACACCAGTCGCTGGCATCAACTAGTTCTAGTCGTGTAGCCATGTTTCCAAAAAATGGATGTCGAATAAGTAGCCCTACTCGGGCTGTAATGAGTTTATCTAGAATTTTTCTTTTTTCTGAGTTACTAAATTCTTTATTAGTCCAACGTTGTTTCTTGGTTTTTTCAGATTTCATTACAGCGGTCATATAGTTTTCCTGTGTGTTAGTCTTATTCGAACTGTTTTACACTCAGCGATCTTCTTCCATTGCTTGGCGAATGTAACTACCGTATTTGTCATGGAATCTATCAAAGTTTTGCATCTTTCCGCTATCAAACGGAAGTTCATATTTAGTCATTGCAAGTTTCGTGCCCATTACAACAATTTCGGTAGGAAAGTTATCCATTATAAATGAAAGGAAATTGTCTGCCATCAGATCCCAATTCTTAACCATTTTTCGATCTGCTTCTTGCAGTTCATAGCACATATTAACGGTTAATGAATACATTGCAGAAATTTCTTTGATTCCGAATTGTTTTACTTTTCCTGTAAGGATATCCTCTGGGTTAGGCATTTGTTTGGACACCTTCCTGTGTGCCATGAATTTTACTGCTACACCTTCGCCGACTGAACCTGAAATTAGATCAGTTAGCGTGTTTTCGCTAGTGTCATCTTCTTCAAGAAGTTCGCTAACAAAACTCCAACTACGGGGAGTAGAAAATGCCTTATTGGGGCTTTTGGGATCGAAGTCATTTAGATCCTGTTTGGCAAATTGGAGGTAACCAACAACATGTGGATGTTGTTTGTTACGAGTAGCCCAATCATACCAATCGTCAAAACTTACTCTCAATTCAAGGTGAATGAATCGATTGGCCAATGGTGCTGGCATACGATACGTAACACCTTTGTCTCCTTCTCGATTACCGGCAGCAACAATACTGACACCGTTGGGCAACATGTAAGCACCGACGCGGCGATTGAGGATCAGTTGATATGCTGCAGCCTGTGTAGCAGGAGGTGCCGAATTTAATTCATCTAGAAACAAAACGTCGGTGCTATCGACTAGATTAGGCAACTCTTCAGGTGGTGCCCAACACATTTTTTTAAGATCTGAATTGTAATACGGAATACCTTTGATGTCCGTTGGATCCCAAAGAGATAGTCTTACATCAAGCACCTTTCGGTTAGTTTCGGCTGCAACCTGGTGAACAATTTCACTTTTACCAATTCCAGGTGCACCCCAGAGAAATACTGCTCGATTAAGTTTGATGCATTTACGAATTGCGGCTTTTGCTTCGTTAGGGCTGACAGTACGTGCAGATACCATTCTTTCGGACATGTTTCTCTCTTTAAAAGTGTTTGTGATTGAAAACTGTTACTATGCAATTATTATAACATGCACTAGGGATTTTGTCAATTGATCTGTTGTTTCTGTTTGAATCTCATTTGGGCTCTGTACAATTTTTGAATGTTACCCTCAAATAATACCAATTGCACAGCCATTTTTTCTCCAAATACATAGATTCTTCGATTGTCGAGAAAAAATGGGCAATCGATATTCTTGTCTGCCCATAATATCAATTCATTATTCCACTGGATTTCTTCGGTGTATCTCACGGGATAGTGTTTGATACCGGCTTCGATCATTTGTGTAAACCCATCCCTAGTCAATCTGAAGCCGCTGTTTATTTTGATTCTGCAATTTTGAAACCAGATTGGGATGTGTTTTTGGATATTTTGTTCTGTAACTTCTTGACCTAGAAACTCTAAAAGGTTTTTGGTAATTTCAATCTTTGGGTTCATCGGTGATCTTTTGACCGGTTGTTAATTTGAATACAGAAAAATCGTTAGTATTGAACAGTTTGTTTAATTTTTCTGCAAGATTGTACGCATGACCACTATTAGAAAATGAAACTTTTTTATATTTTGGTCCTAACTGTTGTGCTACGATACTAGTGGTTTTGAGATTGATCGGTTGATCTTTGTAAAATACAGCCCATATAGCATCGGATTCTAGGACCTGATCAGTTTTAAAAGATTTTTTATTGGTTATTTCTAATAAAACTTTCGGTTTGGGCCTGCTCATAATGTATACTCCAGAAAACTATATACATATTTATCTTGTGTTTAAAACTTTCCACCGTCCATCTTAATAGTGATCTTATCTGGTAGTTGAGAAGTTTGGGCTGAATCACTGGCTAATCTAGTCATAACAATACTTAGACTGTTCTGCAGATCAGTAACTTCTTTTAGGTCTAAAGTGATGCCTTTTTTACCACTTTTGATAGCAATTCTGGCCTTTTCTAGAAAGGATTCGATGGGTAAAGTGTTTAATTTCATCATGATTTATTTACCGTTGCCAACATTGCTTTCATTTCGTTTTCTGTTTTAAACGGTCCTAAATAGGGATATCTTTCTAAAGTAATTAGTTTTGGGCAGAAACTTTTGACCCAGCCCTTTCTAAATTTGATAACGTAATACCCTGCACAATATTGACTTTTGCTCTTGCTACTTTTGGCAAACAATGGGAGTTTATCTTTAACATTATACACTGGTTCGTACGGCTTTGAGCTGCATGGGAAATCGTATATAGAATAGCTTGCGGGCTCAATTTCAAAGTTGGGAATTCTTTTTTCATTAAGACTGATCCCTAACTCTTCTTCAATCTGTTTGATATTTTTGAAAACTATATTTTGACCTTTTCGAAGAAAGGAGTAGCCTTTTTTATGTTTAGCAATTGATCCAATTTTTTCTTGATCTTCCTCGATAATCCATTCTTTATTTGGTACTAATACTTTAGTTATAACAGTCATAACAGTTCTCTCTTATGTTGCATATCTAGAATTTAATGGTTCTGCGTAACTTTGAACCTGTTCGCTGATCTTTTGCAAATCATATTCTGCACAGAATTTGAGCAATCTAACTCCTACTTGAGCAATATTTTTTTCTCTATGATCGGCGGAAGTAATTACATCGTTGATGATCTTTTTGATTTCGTCCGGTTGTGCCGCCAGGTCGCAAAGTAGTTTGTTTCTATTATAATCATCGAGCACTCGATGTTCAATGCCTTCATGGTCAACCCATTTTTGTAGCATTAGATTATTCCAATTAT